GTTAATTCTAACAAGAATGTTAGCGTTAGCAGCAGTATAGTCACTGTTGTCAGGATCTGTTGAAAGATCATAAACAGCGAAGTTAGAGCCATTAGAAGTTCCGAATGTACTACCATCTAGTGCTACGCCTGAAATACCTGATTTGGTAGATCCTGCAGCGTAAGTTGCGATGTTAGCAGTTGAACCGACTTGTGCTCGTCCACCATTTGTGTCGTCTACTTTGACTTCAAAAATGACATCTGGGTCACTGATTACGTTTGCAACGATATCATCAGCTACAATTGCCCCTGGATAGTGGTTTGAAAAAGTTGGTTTTTGTGAAGTTGGGTCTGTATAGAAACAACCATTGAAAACACCAACAAGCTCAGCACCAGCAGAGGAACCACGAGAGATTGATCCGTTTGCGTTTAGCACGACAGGATCTCCCATAAAAATGGAATTCGTTTCGTTACTAGCGATAGTCATCTGTTGTTGACCTTGGCCCTGATATGCAGAACCCATCATTAGCACTGGACGAAATCCAAAGTTGCCTTGTTGATTTGCCATAATATTACTCCTTTGTAATACGTTGTTAGTATTGGTCGTTTAACAAACCGTGCCGATTACGACTTGTTTCCTGAACCAAAAGTTACTTTGGTTTGTCTTTGGGGCTTACTGATCGGCATCCTAGGATCCTCAATTCTCAATAGATCACTGTCGACAGCCTCTTTTTGGCTCTCGGTTAAGTTTTTGTAATAAGAGTTTCTCTCTTCAACAGTTTCTACTGGCATACGAGCTAACAGTAACCCACCTACCCCTATCACACCAGCGTGTTTTCCATCTTCAATGGTAGGAAGTTGCCAATCAGGATACTCGTCAGATCGGACTAATTCCCATCCTTCTCGTAATTTTCCCATAACATTTTTAGTGTCATCAAATCCTCTGACTGATTCCCTTATCCATCGGTGTTTAAAACCCTCAGGTGCTGGGGGTGCGTCTAATGAAGAAGGTCTAGTCCAACCTGTTTTACGAGCTGTCTTTTCCCTAGTCTCATTAGATCTTGACGTTTTATTTACCATATTGTCTCCAATCTATACATATTTTGCGTATTGTTCAAGTGTAAGGCCCAATTTTTTTGCTATAGCAACTTGACTAGGAGTTAGCTTTACTTTTTTGGAACCACTTGTTCTAGAAGCTCTAGACGCTCCTGCTACTGTTTGAGGAGCTTTTTCTTTAACTTCTGCTACTTCTTCAAACTTATGAGGAAATTGATTCTTTATGTAAGAGTTTATTTCTTCATAGTATTCGTCACTTTTAGGATCATATCCTTCTTTTAAAAGATTTTTATGATGCGCTAAGGCAGTAAAGGTCATTGCTTCATCTTGACCAAACCACTCATTATCTTTTGCCCATTTTTCAGCTCTAGGATCAGGTTGTCTAGGAGCTTGTGCAGTTTGATTTTGATTTTGAGTTTGTTTTTCAGCCATTAAACCTTCTTGTTGTTTTAATAACTTTTCTCTTTGTTCTTTAGAAACAATCGCTCTTTCTTCTTCAATCGCAAGTCTTGTCAAAGCTCTTTGAGCCTCTACTTCAGCATTTACATCATTATTAAACCTTGCATCAGTCAAAGCCTTTTTAGCTTGTTCAATTTGAGATTTAACTCTTGTTTCGTACTCTGAAATATAATTTTCGTCCAAAGAGTTCATTTTAGTTTGAGCTTCATCTACTTTCTTTTTAGCAACTTCAGCAAACTTTAAAGCCTCAGCTTCTCTTTGCTCTGCTTTTTCAACTTTATCTAAAAGTTTTTTAATTCTTCTTTGAACGTTTTTGGAGTATTTGTCTAATCCATCGTCTTTAGACTCTTCTTCTGAAGACTCTTCTACTTTTTCTGTTTCTTCCTTTTTAGTTTCTACCTCATCAGAAACAGTTTTGTCTTCGGTAGATTTATCTTCTTCTTGAAGTTCAACCTCTTGACCCTCTCCTGTGGTGTCAAGGTCTACCATTTTTTCTTCAGTCATTTTTATCTCCTTAATAGATATTTAATACATCTTTTGGATCTTTCAACTTAGCTAACACTTCATCGTCATTAAGAATACGAACTTCTCCACCTTCAATTCTGACTCTAGAGCCAGCATATCTAGCAAAAACTATCCAATCTCCTTTTTCACACCAAGGTCCGTTAGGAAATTTATTCTTATCTGCGTAAGCGTCAGATCCCATACTTAAAATTAAACCCACATTAGTAGTGAGCTGTTGTTCCTCAATGGCTTTGTCAGTAAGTAACAAGCCACCTTTTGTTTTTTCTACTCCTTTATAGGGTAGAACCACCATTCTCCAACCTATTGCTTGAGGAACTCTTTCCAAAGCAGGTCCTTTGTCTTCTTCTTTCTTTTTTTCTTTTGCCTTTTTTACATTACCTTTTAAGTAACTAGGCACTATTAGTTTACTCATTCTTCTATCACCTTTTCTTTTAGTTCTTGGTAATCTATTAATAAATGCTCTAAAGCATGTAATTTTCCAAGTTCATATTGATATTGTTCATAAGAACTTAGAGATCTACTCAACAAGTTTTCTTTTTGTTCTTCTATTTTTTGTTGAATAAGTTTTTTTACTTTAAAATCGAAACGATCCACTACTGTGTAATTTTCTTACTTTTTTCAAAACTGCGGAGGCCCGCCATTCCGAGCAACGCTGTAACAAGTGGGAATAAAGTCGACATGTCAAGCTGAGGTAAAGGTGCATGTTCTATACTAAATGCAGCTAACCCAAACATAATAAATTGTTTTAATACAAACTCCCACAAAATCGCTAGGGCGCAAGACATCCCAATAAGGGGCCGCCACGACCGTTGCATAATACCACCAATACCTGTGGCTGTAGACTTAGCATCAGCTAAGTTAATATCCATTTGCTTAGAGTTTATTTCGTTTTCTAATTCTTTGAGTTTATTTCTTGCGTTTAATTTTTCTTCTTCACTCGTGTGGACGCTATCGATAACTTTTCCAACAGTATCCACAAGAGATCCGCCTAATAATTTAGATAACATTTATTAGATAAATTGAGCAGCTACCCAGCCAACTACTACGCCAACTACTAGCCATTTTTTTTTGGGATGATCGTTCCAAAGTTTTTTGATTATATCCATTAGAATACTCCTTCAAATTTGAGTCCTTTTGATGCTATTCCATATCCACGTTTACGCTTCTTATCCTCAGGTACAGGTCCTACAGGTACAATTTTACCATAAGGAATATTCATACCCTGTGATTTAGGTCCTTTTTTAGGAGGAATAGTTTTAGTTAATCGCTTGGTCATTAATGTAAAGTTATACTATTTTCACTCTTTTGCAATTCAGAAATTTGATTAGAAATATAGCTATCTGCTAAGGCTTCTCCATAAGCATCAACAATAGCTTCTCTACTCATAGCCAACATTACTTGAGCAATTTCGACTAAATTAGAGCCTTGATCAACTTGACCTTGAACAAATTTTCTAGTCTCATCGATTATAATTTGAACTCTTTTTTCAGTTTTTTTGTCCATGTTAAAAGTATAATACTTATTACTTGGTGTTCCTAGATTTTTTTTCAACATTTTTAATAACTCCTTTGTTAGCTGAAGCATAAAAAACCTGTTTACCTTTTTTATTTCCATATGTCTTCTCCATGGATTTTTTTATTTTGCTACCCTTTTTTGTTAGAGGCATCTCTTCTCTCTTGATTTAAAGTTTGAGTAGTCATCTTGTCATACTGAACTTCTGCTCTTTTATCAGCTATATCATAATCTTTTTGTATTCTAGCTTGGTCTATCGCTGTTCTTTGTTTTAATCTTTCAGCGTCTAATTGTAGTCTAGCAGCATCTACCTGTGCATCAACTTGATCTTTTTGAGCATCTTGAGCTAACTCTTGTTGCTTTAATTGTATAACAGGATCAGGTTTACCTTGACCACTAAGTTGTGCTGATAATTGTTTTATCTCTGCCATAAACTGAGCTTCTAACTTAGCTATTGTTTGGTCCATTTGATCTTGAGGTATTCGACCTTGTTGAACTAAGAACATCGTTTGTTCTTTTGCTTTCATGGATACGTGTTCTAAAACATGTTTTTGAAGTTTCATTGCCATAGGAGGATTACCTAAAATCATCTGATTAGTTCCAAATATTAAATGATTTTGTATGTGTGCATCGTGATCTTGAGCTTCATATACCTTTAATAAGTTTCCATCTAATAAATCAGCATGCTCCGTGGCAGGATCTTTAGGAGCCATTGGTGTATCTTTTCTTAAAATTTGATCAATATCTTTAACACCCAAAGCTTCATACATTCTTCGATAAGCCTCTTTGATATTGTGAATATCAGGAGCACTTTGAGCTAATTGTAGTTCAGTTTGAGCCAACGTAACTCTTTGAGTTGTAGAGAATATATTAGGGTCAGAGACAGGAAGAACATCAACACGATCACTAAAGTCTTCAGCCTTAACTGTTCTATCTGCACCTTCTACAGAGTAAGGATATGTTTCAGGTAAATACTCAGAAAACACATCAAAAAGTAATTTAAATTCTTTCTTTTGAGAATAGTGACATCTTTTATGAATGCCTGACATAACCTTTGAGCCCCTCTCTAATAATGCCATTGTTGTTCCTACAGGAGCGTTTTGATTTGCATCACCAACTTGTAAGTCAGTAATAGCAGCAAATCGCTGTCCTGATTGTACAACAAAGCCTAGAAGACTAAATAAAGTTTGAGAGGGTTCTTTGTAAGGTAGTGGTAAGAGAGCATTTCTTAAGTCACCATTAGGTGCATCAATGTCTCTAAATTCTCCTGGTTGTATTGGTTCTGCATCGTCTCTAATTTTAAGTCCTCTTGACTTAAATCCTGCTGGTAAATTTGCTAATGTACCTGCGTCTATTAATTGTCTTAACATTTGTGTTGCTGCTCTTGATAGAGAACCAATCAAATGAATTAAACCTAGGCCATAGAAACCTATACCTGGTAAAAACTTATAATGAACAAAATATCTTTTCTTTAACTTTTTCTCGTCATCTTTTGCGTAATTTCTTCTAATGCCTACAATCTTTCCTGAACCATCTTCTATGGTAACAATGTAAGGTATTTTAATTCCTGTAGGCTCACCATCCATGCCTTTGTCTTCTAATCCTTCCAAATCTAAAGAAACATGAAACTCATAAAGTCTAATTGATTTATCGATATAAGAAGGTTTGATACCTTCCATTTCATCATATTTTTTTTGTACTTCTGAAGGATCTACTTCGGAAGGCATAATCTCTATGTCTTTATAAAATCCTGAAACTTGTTTTTTTCTAAAATCATTGTAGCTCATGTTAATGATCTGAGTTATTCTTTCACAAGAATCTAAATCGCTTGCCATGTAGTTAACTACTAAATCTTCTGCTGGAATAAACTTTGATACAGCTCTATCCATTAACTCATCAAAATAAACTTTTTTAAACGTAGAGCCTGCTAGTGGTAAATAAAATAACATTTGATCAAACTCAGGAGTGTAGTCTTCCATTTTATTCATCAACTGATAGTTCATAAATTCTTGTACACGTTGAGACTGAGCATACTTATCAGGAGTCTCTTCACCCATAACTGCTGTTCGAACAGGACCGTTAGCGGGTAAAAGTTCTTTAAACGCTGTTGCTTGAAATTGTGTTGCACTTTCAGCTAACAAAGGATGAGTTACTCCACTAGCACCTGAGAAAGGTCTAGTTCTTTGCTCATACTTTAGTCCAAGTAAATCTAATCCTTTGATATAACTTTCTTCCCAATCTTTTCGAGAAGATCGATCATTTTCTAATTCAGAAAGTAATTCATCACTAAGTCTATCTAACTCCTGTTCATCCATAGATTCAGATAAGTTTGAATAGAATTCTATCTCTTGAGGCATATCGCTCATAGGATCAAAGTCTAAAGTTGCACCACCCTCTTCGTCTATTTCAATTTCTAATCCTTCAGGAGTAGGGACTCGCTGTCCGTCAATTTCTACTTCAGTTTCTTTTTTTAAAATTTCAAGTTCAGGCGTACCACCTAATTCTAGAGCCTTATCAATATTATCTACCATTTTTTATTTATACCACCTAATTAGCCTTTTACAACATGTCTATTTTTGGAATAGAAATAGGTCCTCCTCTTTTCTTTTTGTCTATTTTAGGCGTTACATATCTAGGAGTTTCCACATTAGAAAAGTCACTGTTAAGATCCACCATATTATTTAAAAATTTTGTAATTGTATCTGCGCTGTCAGAGACAACGTATCCTTTAAAGTTTCCTGAATCCCAATACTGAACTACATTATTAAAGTTATTCATGAGTATTTTTTCAAAAGATTCAGAAGTCACCTGTCTCTCATTCATACCTGTCAAAACAACTTCTTCTTTTTCAGTCATTTGTTCAGGATCATAGTATTGAGATTTAAATTCATTCTTCTTTGCCTCATTGGCATTCCACACAGGATCTTGTTTCGATGTAAAAAATTTTTCTTCAAAGACAGCAAAACCAGTATCTGTTAGTTTGTCAGCAATTAATTTAACTTTAGAAGCTCTCTCGTTATCAATAAATTGAAATACCATTTTCTCTGAAAAAGCATCAACAGAATTATCAGGAATCTCATTAGGATCAAAGTAGTCGATATCTACTCCTCTCTCTGTCATGGCGTATTTACCAAACTCTTCAGGATTAGTTGTAAACGCTTCACGAATAAATTCTGTGTTAGGAAGGTTCTGATTTAAAAAAGATTCTTGAGCTCTAGGATTAGGATCTAAAACGATACCTTCTATATTAGGATTAAGCTCTGCTATTGTATTAATAAAACCACCTTCAGTTCCTCCAATATCAATAATAGTTCCTCCTTTAGGAAGAGTCTTGGCTATAGCGTTTGCAGTAGCAATCTGAGCTTCTTTAAAAACAGGAATGGAAGTGTAGATATGATTTTCAAAATTACCTACTCTCTTCTCATCGAAGATCTCTGTTGCCTCCAAAGCGTCAGAGGTATCTACTAATTGTGAATATTTACTTTTGGGAAGTTGAAACTCTCCATCTATTATATCAGAAAAGAAAGTAACGCCTTGTTCTTGAGAAGCTTTGACTAGAGGTAGTTCGCCACTAACCGTTGTTTCTCTTCCTTGGTTAGATTGCTGTATGCCTGATCCACGGTCCGTGGTTTGCGATTCGAGATTGGACGAGACTGATTCTTTTGTCTCTTCTCCTTTGCTAATTGTAGTAAGCTCTTTTTCATCTTCTACCTTTCTATCAGTATTTATAAGGTTGAGCAAGTCCAATGGATCATTGTCAGGTGTCTTTGGATCTTCGTCATCTTTTTTTGGTGATAAGTTATTAGACTTATCTAAATCTTTTAAAAAGTTGATTGCATTTCGCGCCGAAAAATTTTCGATGATATTGTATACATCATCTAAAGTTATATCACCGAGAGCCAAGTTTCGTTGTATCTGACTAGCTTGTTGCGCTCCCACAGCGGCCACGAGCAACGGACCGAGGATCGTGGGATTAGTAATATACTGAATCATCTTAGTTACCTGTCATCACTTATCCAAACACAATCCATTGTCTAAAACTATTTTCTCATTAGTCTCAATCCAAACTCGTGCACCACAGGATAAAGGTTT